TGTTACATTGTTTTGAGTAGCATAGAAATAATATAAAAGTTGTTCACACTTGATGTGTGGGAAGGGAGATCTTCTCATTCTAATTAATCTATCATACACTGCAACGACTCCTTGGTATGAGGCTCTTTCATCATTGATAGTAACCCACTGATCTGTTAAATCATCTAATGTGTTTGGGAGCGTAGGAAAAAATGGAATAGCAATATCTGCACCTGCATAAATTTTTTCCTGCAAATACTTATTTATCCATAATCCTGGAGTATTTAGTGTTGATGTTGACATTATGATACCATCCCTGCGTTTGCTACCCAGCGAGATCCAACAGACATTCCAGTTGATCTTCCACCTTTTTTACCAGCAGCCAAATTTTTCTTGTAAACAGTTGGGTTAGCAAAATACTTATCAATACCGCTTGATCTTAAAAATGATTGAGTGAAATATTTACCAAAGAACATATCCCAAACATTTTGGAACTGTCCCTGTGTATTTCCTCCAGGATTTTGAACCAATACTGGCTTCTTTGTATACACAACTTGTCCACCAACCTCAAACCTTAAAGTCTCTCCATTGATTGGCTTAATAACAACTGGCTGTCCAAGTTCCATAACTTTTGCTTTGTTTTCAAAAGGAACCCTAGAACCATCCTGAATAGTTCTTGACTGCTTAAAGTCTGACATAAACGACAGTCCAAGATTGCTTATAGTAAATTTAATATCAAATAGTCTTGCTGATGAACTTCCCGACTGACCCCATTCATAAACATGATGAAGTGTATCGTAACCTACTCTTGCGTTTGCATCAATAAACTGTGACGCTTGCTCTGCTACCACTGGACCAAGGTTTTTAAAGAAAGCAGTCTTGCCAGCCTGCATCCCATCAACAAATCCAAAAGAATAGTCCATAATGTTTTCCATCTCTTTACGAAACTTTACGCTATCCATTCTTACTTTAATCATACATCTACCGCCTGATTCTCAGATCTACGGATTACAAGGTTGTAATATTCGATACCGCCGAATGGTCCTACAAATGGCTCCTGTGTAGCAATTTCAAATATAGTAGACTTGCCTGCTCTTGGCCCTGCTGTCTCTGTATAAATGTGATTACAATTTTTGTCACGAATATTAGTTATAAGGATATTTGTTACAGAGTTCTGTGCGTCTAGGCTTGAAATTCTTATGTCTGTCTTTACTCTTCCGATAAGAGATGTCTTCTGGGTTATGTTAACATTTGGCGTTACTTCTTCTTTACCTGCGCCACCTACTGAGTTAAAATTACCAGCAATAGTTTTATCTAGAATCCAAGTCTTTTTAACATTGCCGTAAACACCCTGATCAACAATTGGGTAGTAAACATCTGCTTGCATTGGAAAGATGAAGTCTGGCTCTTCGCATATCATTAAATTATCCCTGGCTTGGTAATAGTTTTAACATACTTCTCCAGTATCTTATCTACTAAGAAGTTTCCAGTACCATCAAACATTGACTTGTCAAACTGAATTCTGAATTGATCAGTATTGTATGCAGTTACATATCTCTTATAATAATCCAACTTTCCACACTTAAGATCTTCAATAAGTAGTTTTGTTGCATACTCTATATCTGCTGGAACGGTTAGATACCCTTGATCAAGTACGATTGTGTAATCATAGTTTAATGGAAAGCCTGTTCCTTCATACCCATAATAAGCAAGATCTCCTCGTCCAGAAATAAGGTTAGGGCCAGTCGACTCGTATCTATTTAATTGACCAACATAAACTTTTTGTATAGCAGTTTTGTCTGCTGTGATAACATATTCGTACTTGTTTTCATCTGGAGTTGATCTGTCATAAACTAACTCATTATTTTCGTAGACCTTAAAAACTCGATAAGCCTTTTCCCACAAAGGAAAGTAGTCTGATCCATTTCCAGTTCCCACTATTGTTGTCTTCTTGTTATAAAATCCTTCTGCTACAAATGTATCAATAATTGATCTTGCTACTAATTCTAAAGTTGTATATTCTGCAATTTCAGATGCAGTAGTTCCTAGAGTGTTTGGGTCTACATACGGTCTGATTAACTCGTAGTACTCTTCATAAACTAAATTTGATGGATCTTCACTATCATTCATAAAAACTTCTAGGCGATAGTTGTTATCATACTTACCAGGTAGATCTGAAAAAAGTTGTGTTCCTGGTGTTGGATCTGAGTATACTCTTACTATACCGTGGATTGAAAGATCCGCCATGTCTGTTATCTTTACACGAAAAGGTGCACCTGCAGCGTCTGCTGGTACCTTGTAGTGTTCTACAAAGATAGTATCGTATGGCGGAACTCTCAATATCTCCATGAATTACTTACCGAATTCCTTAGCAACCTCTTCTGGTGCTGCTGCTCGGATATGTGACCTAGTTAGCCACTTCTCTGCTGCATCCTTGTCAACAATGTTATAGCCACGGTATACCTTACCTACTTCTGGCCATGTTACATTCTTTGTTGAGAAAATTGCTACTGTTTCTTTCTTTTCTTCTGGCTTTGCGCTCTTCTTTCTTGGAGCAGCCTTTGCTGCTGTAGTAGCACCAATGACTCCGTCTGCTACTGATCCAAGTGCCTGAACTTCTTCAGGTGCCTCGTATGCAGGCGCTTCAACTACTGCCTGAACAGGCTCTTCCATGATTCCTCCTTGTTAGTATTATATCATTATAAATTTATAAGGGGAGTAGGAGAACTAACTCCCACTCCCCCTAAATTTTACTGTTACAGATTATGCATCTGATGCAGCGTCAGCGTATGCGATAGCATCCTGCTCTTCCCATTGAATACCGAAGCGAACGAAGACTGTGTATTCTACAGTATCCTTCTTTGGCTTGTATTCACGGTTTACAGTGATATCACGCTGGAAGCCCCATACACGGTTCTGTGGGAATGTCAAGTCGACATATCCTGCAGGGTAGTAAGGAACTTCTTGTACGTCGATTCCTAGGACACGAGTTGTACGTGCTCCACCGAATGTCTGTGCTCCACCATCAAGATATGCTTGACGATTTGTTGGAGTACCGCCAGCCTGAGAAGCGAATGCTTCTGCGACTGCGTCTGCTAGAGTACCGTTATTCTTAACGATTCCCTGGAATGCGTCTGTACCAGCATAGAACTTCAAGTTAGACTTGATAGCACGATACTTACGTGGCATTGCAAGGATGATGTTCTGCATTACATCTGTTGTCCAGGCGTTATTAGCGACTGTTACAACTGACTCATGAGCATCTCCGTCTGTCTTTACACGGTTTACGAATCCGTCCATAATTGAAAGGAATGAACCAGTTGCTCCATCGCCGTTGATTGCAAGGTCTTCGATATCATTACCGAAAGCGTTTGTCATCAAGCGTACAATGTGATCTTCTAGTGCTGCACCTTCGATATTATCTTCTAGTGATTCTGCAGATACTTCCCAGTCAAGACGAATCTTCTTTGTAGTCAATTCAACCTTTGAGAATGTTGCACCTGCGTTTGTGTAATCGCCAACTGCTTGCGCTGCTGCACGGATTACACGCTCTCCGACGTTTACCTTTTCGAGTTCCATTGTATTGGCTCTCATAGTAACGCGACGGCCATCTTTGGCGAGGATTGTAGCATCCCACACGTAGTCGATAAAACGACGTGCTTGCTCTGGGCGGAGAATTCCGCTGCCAGCCTCACCTGAAGGATTTACTGCATTTGGTCCAGAGTTAACACCTGATAGGGCTGTTGGGATATTTCCCAATACACCACCATCGGTATAATTACCTGGTACGTTTGAACCTGCATCTGATCCAGATGCGAATGCGCCCTGACCCTGATAGAGTCCTGGTGCTGTTCCACCAAGGTTACCTGAGGTACCTGGCTGGTTCTTTTCTATATTTTGTTCCGACATATTGTCACCTCCTGTGATTTTCTAACTTAATAGATCGGCTGTTTTGAGGAAACTACCGCCCCATAGGGATTTTTCAACCATTTCAGGTTGATCCTGTACAATCTCGCCGAGATCGCCAGACTTTCGGAAAGCAGTATCGGCTTCCACAGCGTCAACTCTCTTTCCAAACTTATCAAATTCATTCTTTGCTGCAGCAATATCTTTTGCTACTTCTGTGAATGACTCTTTTACTACTTCAATGTCAACCTTTGAAGACTTAAGCATTTCTACTTCTGCCTGCAAAGACTTAACTGTTAATACTAGATCGCTAAAGGCTTTTTCAAGATCGTCATTTGTTTCTGTGACTGACTCTTGAATTACTTCATCTGACTTTGGAGCCATAGGCTTTTTCTTAGCCTCTGCCTCTTCATCGGCTGGAGTTTCTGCAGCATCTTCTTCAGTATCTTCTTCTTCAGCGACTGGTGCTTTCGCAGCCTTCTCTGTTTCAGTTTCTTCTACTGCAGTTTCTACTGCATCTGCTTTCACATCTGCCTCTGGAGCGACCTCTGACTTTGTTACTTCTACTGATGCTTCTGTTTCAATAACTTCTGCAACTGCTTCTGTGTTTTCTGTCATAGGTTGTACCTCCTTGTTAATCTTAGAAGTATTAATGCCTTTAGCACTATCAACTAAGAATTTTATCATTGTTGTTTTTTCACTATCCGTTTTTTCAACGAACCCTAGTGTTGTCACCTTTAACCATACTTACACCATCAACTTTTTCTACGGAAATAATATTTGCAAACTGATTTGCTGGGGAATCTACAAGACTCAACTCAACTAAATCGTATTCTTTAATAATTCTAATTTGTGTATCTGACTTCTCATCGTAACCGTCATCCCACTTGTTCATTCTTCCGCCAATAGAAAAACCTGTAAGAGTTCCATCTAGAACCTTCTCCCAAGTATCCTGTGCGCCCTTTGAAACATATGCAGATACATATACTCCATTATAAAACTTCTTTGATTCTGGATCAAAGTACTTCTCTGCTTTAAAATTAACCATCTTACCAACTGCTAATGGTTGGTGCATTTCTCTAATATTCCCTCGGAATTTTGCAAATGCTTCCATTGAGGCTTCTGCTGTAACAATGTCCATCTGCTTGTCTAGGTTGTCAAGGGATGCAAAACCAGATACGGTACGACGCTCTTTATCTACCTTACTGAAAGGCAGAGAAAATCTGATGTTGTCGCCTTCGGAATTCCAATTTGCTTTAGAGATAGTCATGGTAGTATATATTATATGCCCTTTTTTGAACATATCTCAATTATTGAGATGATCGCCCTTCGCCTTTTGGATTCCTTCCAGAGACGGTTGCAGAACCATCTGACTGATTGTTAACTCTTTCTGTATCCCTCTGTCGTTCTGCTGGATTGTTTTCTTGCTCTGGCTTTGCTGAAAAAATCTCATCTCCACCTTCTCGTTGTGGCATTCCCAAGATTGTTCTTGCCTCATTAGGAAGCATGACCTGAGACTTGATATATCTTTCAATAATCTGAGACTGAGCAATTTCATCTGTCAGTGTAAGTTCGTTGAACTTGAAATCTAGGATATCTGTCTTTTCACGAATGATCTTGTTGATCATCTTGTTCAACTTATCTTGTGCTGGTCTTGATACCTGTTCTTTAAATGTTCTGTCTTGTGCTAATGCTGCTGCGATGTTTGATGAATCTCCACCGCCAAGTTTAGAAAGTGGAACCTGGTGAGCAACTAAAATGTCATCACGGTTTTGCTTACGGTACTCTTTAAATGAGCCTTCCTGAATTCCATTCTCAATTGGTTCCATCTTAAACTCAACCTTGTTACCATCTGAATCTCCTGGCAATGGGATGTAAAGAGTTCTGTGGTTTTGTCCCTTTAGGCCTGTCTGCAAGAATCTAAACATCTTGTCTTCTGCCTCTGAAGATAACTTTGCACCCTTAAGAGTTACAACATATCTTGGAACAGCCTTGTTACTAAAGAAATCAATATTATATTGTGATGCAAGTGCGTCACCATAAAGAGAGTTTATTGCTGCAAGAATGTCAGGTACTCCGTAGAAAGTATTTAGTGGAGAGTATGACTTAAAGTGAATAATCTCGTTTGGTCTTGGATCAGTTCCAAGTGGGTTAGGGTTTGTTGCTCCGAAGTTACGGAAATAAATAACCTTGTTTCCAATTACCTGAACAAAGCCATCACGCAGTCTTCTTATTCTAATTGTTGTTGATGGGATGTGGCCAACGTAACCAATCTCTCCCTTGATAGTTCTTCCAACCTCTAGATATGCATTTCCAGTAGACTGAAGATCTGTATAGATTTTTTCCATTGTAGATGTAAAAGAATCTTCTGTGTTTAAAGATTCTAACCAATCTCTAACTTCAATCTTTGCTCTTTCAATTCTTTTTCTTGCTCTGCCAATTGCATCATTATCTGAAGATGATTCTAACTTCAACATTGTTCTTGCAGATACTTCAAAGTCATATCCAAGTCCAACAATGTTTTCGACCTTAGCATCAATGGCTGCATGGTTAGCAAATGATGTGTCATAGTAACTTGCTAATTCGTATAGGTTCCATGGTGGAGTGATAACATCAAATAGTCCGTAGCCATTTCGATATACTGTTCCTGGATTGATCTCTTTTGATCTTGCACCATCAATACCAGTGCTCTCTGCTCTAGATGAGTCAATGTATCCTTGTGTTACTTCTGTCTTTGATATTCTGTTTGCTCTACGCTTAAAATTATTCTCTAATCCCTCAAAAACTTTGAGATCGTCCCAAGACTTATTGAATGGATCTTGTTTAGTAAAAGTATCATCTGCTGGTGCAAGTTCATCAATTCTTGCTGGAATTCTATATTCGTGGTCTGACATTAGTCATCACTTCCATACTTTGCAATAGTGTCCTTGGCTGCCTGTACTGCTCCAAGGTCGTTCATTGAAGGAATCAGTCCTTCTGCTAGTCTTTGCTTTTGTTCTGAATATTCTTCTTCTGAGATTCTAGTTAATCCTGGTACGAAGATGCATTCGCCATCTCCTTCATCCCCGTAATATTTTGCTGCTTCTTTTAGTTTGGATATCTGCATAATGTCGCCACGCATGGACTCAATGTTTAAGACAGAGCCAGTTCCGTCTGTAAACCATTTTCCATTAGACTTTTTATAAACATATAGGCCCCACTCGTAATGCTTTTCAATAATCTTTGCACGAGATTCTCCTACTTGCCCCTTCATTTTTGGAAGAGCCTTACGCTTTTTCTTTGGATTTTCCATATTCATAACCATAAGTATACCATATTATACTGGTGTGGCGGTGCTTTGTTGCCAACCAATTGCCTGATAAAAATTATATTCATAGCCTTTTAGCGTAACTTTTTTATCTGTATCAACGATTATCTTATTAGTTCCAGTATAACTCTTGTAAATTGTGTCTGGATCTACCCCATAAAAACTCTTGGTTGACAAGACCAGCATACCTCCCCAGCGATAGGCTGGTGTCCAAAAGTCCCAATCAAGTGTGTCTGATCCAGCATACTTAACTCTGAACCACTTTCTAAAAGATGTTTGCTGAATCTCTTGTAGGCTTGTTGATTGATAATATGAGATAACATTAAATGTCAGGGGTCCTGTAATTCTTATCGCCCCAGAAGTGTTATTAAAGTTTAATACTCTTGAGAAGGATATTCCTAAGAATGCCCATTCTTTTACAGTCAATACTGGATCCTTTACTATTTTGCCATTAAGATAGAATAAAATTCCGTTTTCGTATTGTCCAGTTTTTGCATTGATAGCATAGATAGTTCCTCGCTTACCGTCTGAACTGTTTGCCACAATAAAAAATTTAAGATACTGATCTTTAGACTCTACTTCAAATATTGGTGTTGGGCTGTATGGGAAAAAGTCTTGATCAAAACGAACTGCTGATTGCATTGCTATAACGCTATACTTATCTGAAAGACCTTGATTAATTGGAATAGATAGTCCACGGTTTACTGCTGAGTTAAACGTTCCCTTAAGTGTAATTCCGCTATTTCGAGTTAAGAATAAGTAAGGGCTGCTCTTCTTGTATATTGAGAAAGGATTTTTTGCTTTGTAATTATAATAGTATCCTGATTTTCTATATGGGTAAATGGATGTTCCAAATCTTGTACCAACTGGGTTTGGAGATGTATCGTTAAATGCTTGCGAAGAATATTCTAAAGTTTTTATTTTAACATCGTGTGTTAAAATTCCGTCAATCTCAAACTCTAGCCTTGTCACCATTGCAATCTTTGAAGTGTCTTCCTGTGGTGGATAAATAACCATACTATCTACAACCTCATACTTTGTCCTTAGCCAATCTGATGCTGGAGATACAACCCCATCAGTTGATGCAGGAACAAACTTTGTAAAATATAAATCTGAAGTATTTATACCAGAAGAAACATACTCAAAGTTAATGTAAGATTTTACGTATGAAGAAGATGTGTCAAACTTGTAAGTCTTAGAGACCTTGTTTTTTAAATCTTCGTAATCGTTGTATCCAGTAAAAAGTTGGTTACCTAGTGCATCATAATTTCGCTGTATTGGATAAGAATACTCTCCAGAAAGAGATGGAATAACTTCTTCATTGCTTTGTCCAGGATTGATTACAGTTGGCACACCATATTTCCAAGACACTGGAACTGCTGGAACTTCTAGATACCTAGATGGTGCTGGGTAATCAATATTAAACTGGATAAAGTCTAGGTCATAGTAATCTTCGTCGTTTGCATCTTTAACATATTCTGATAAATACGATAGTGGCAAATAGTCTTTCCATGAGGACTTTACAGCAATATCAAAATAGTAATTATTAAAATATTCTTTAACAATAAGGGTATAACTTGCTATATGGTTTACCATTCTGTAAACTGGATATCCGTTTGGGGTCCCGCCATCTAAAAAGTATTGCCAGAAATTTTCATCATTTCCAGTATACTCTCCAGCGTCAATATCTATGTTTGAATAATATAAATCAAAAACATCCTCGTATTCTAAGAAACATCCTTTAAAATTAAATAGTGTTTTTATTGACTCTAAATTGGTTGCATTGCAAAGACCAACTTTATAAATTTTTCCATGGAAACTTTTTGCAAAATCTTTTGTTCCACCTATATACAATTTTAAGGAAGACCTATTACCAAAAAATGATAGACTGTTTCTGCCAAAGAAGTCTGTAAATCTTTCTATGTCCATTCCTACAGGGAAAGATTCTCCAACCTGAATCCCTTGCATAGAATATATTGTTTCTAGTTCTCCATTATAGAATAAATTATATTTTATATTTGATCCATTGAGAATAATTGAAAAATAGTTTGAAGTGTTCTCTTGCTCAATATAAAGGATTGTTTCATCTACAGAAGGAAGAACTGTTGGCTTTATAACAAGATAAAAAGCCTTTAAATCTTCTTGTAGCAGATTAAAACCGTCAAACTTTAAATATCCGTTATTAGACCAAGAATTTGATGGCTTGAAAGTAAAGAAGTTATCTGCCTCTGTTTGAAATTCAGAAGAAAAAACAATGTCAGTTAAAGATTTTGCTGTTGAATTATTTATAACAAGTTCTGGAACCTTATAGTCAGGAACAGATAACTTATTGTTTTTAACTATTAAGTTGTTTAGAACTCCCTGATTCCATTTTCCAAGATCTGGGTATGTATAATTATTTGTATAGTCTGCATAGTTGTAATCAATGAATACAGACGAACCACTATATGCTGTATTTATATTTTCTGGAAAGTCTACTCCCTGACCATAAATAAATCTTCTTTTTGCTACTACTGATGGAACTTTATAAGAGTATATTGCGACTGCATCAATTTCTATTGGTGACACATCCTCATAAGAATAAAAACATAAAATTTCATCGCTCCCAGATTGTGGGAAGTCTAGTTCATAGGCATCAAATGATATAGAGCAAACCTCTTCTCCGTTGATCAGAAGACTTGCACCTTTTGATCCATACACAATATCTATTAGCATGGGCTTGCCCCATTCTCCAACATAATGTGTAGCAATATTATTATTAATTTTTAAAATAAGTGATGTGCCATCAATCCACAAACCATCATCAGAATTGGGCTTTCCTAAAATCTTTCTTGGGGAAACTGAGTCGCTAGTTACCCTTAACCACATTTCAAAAGTATAATCTTTGTATTTTCCACTTTCATGTAGAAATCCTTTTGCTGGTATTACTAAACACGGTTCTCCATTGTTGTCAATTAGTTTAGTTATACCACTTGCACCGTATACTAACGGTATTCCAGTATTCTTAGCCATAAGGGATCCATTATTTATAATGTAGTATCCATAGTCGCTTGTTAGTCCATAAGAGTCTGCTGCTACTCCATACTTGCCTGGCAAAATAGGTACTGGAACTTTTGAAACACCTAAAGATGTAGAATTGAATTCCTCTGACCACTGACCAACAGTTAAACCGTTAAGACTAAAGTTATACTCATTTTCAAAGTCGTCAGTAAAGAAATAGTTTATCTTAATAACAATTCTCATTGTGGTATTTTGTTTTGGTATGTCAAATGTCTCTGATATAAAACTCCATTCTTTGCTTACTGGAGATAAGAAAGATTTTAGGTGCTGTATTGTTTTTCCAGAAGAAGTATCGTAATATTCATACCCAATCTTAATTCCAGAAGAAGTTTTTAGGAATACTTGTTCTGCTAAAGCCCCAGATATTCTTCCAGCACCAATTGGTGATGGCCAATTGGCGGAAGATCTTTGGCTTTCTGTAATTAAAGAAAGGTAGTCCGCTTTATCATCAAGAGCCCACAAAGCAATTGGGTGTTCTGAAAACACCTTTTCTGCATATAAGTTTGATGAAGTAGACATTATAAGTCTATTTTACCACAGAAGACTACTTGTTTATTTTTATTTCGCAATAGTCAGTTGTACAGTATGCTTCGCCTTGAGCCTCAAGGTTGTCTACACCGTCGTAAATTGCAGCAAAATCAATATGTTTTAATTTACCAACATATGACTCATACTGCTCTTCAGTAATCTGAGTATACGGCTGTTGTGGATATGTGTGATTTCCCATTGGTAGGAATGAGACTGCCTTTAATTGTCCCTCGTACATATGTAGTGCTGGAACGACATGCTTTGACTCTGTTTCCTTGTCAAATGAAAGTGTTACAGAAACTCCATTATCCGACCAGTACTTCTGAGCAGTTGCAGCAAGTGCAATTTTTTCAAATAAAGTAACATCCTTTTCAGATCTTGGATGACCTGACTTGATTGGGAAGTATACAACTGATGTGTTTGCTGATACTACGTCATCTTCAATTGTGTACCCCGCTGCTTTAAACAAATGCATCATTGGGTCTGTATTTCCAAATCGAACTGCACGAAGGAAAAATTCTCCTCCAGGTCCCCAGTGAACTCCAGGAGTTGCACCAGACAAAATTGAAACTGATCCTGATGGCTTAACTGTTGTTACACGAATTGATTCACGAACACATAGCCATTCTGAATACTGATGATCGTAGTGGCGAATCTTGTTATAACCTTCATCCATCCATTCACGAACAATTGGCAAACCCTTTTGGTCTGCAAACGATGCAATGCCAGTAAGTGATGTACCAATACGACGATTGCGTTGCATGATACCGTTTGTTTGTGGCCAGTGTGTTGGAACAAGTGTTACAGTCTTTCCATAAAGGTATGCAAACTTCAGGGTACGCAGGAAGTCTTCCTTAGATTCATGACGATTTAAGTGCACTTCTACAAGTGTACATAACTCGTATGACTCCAATGGCTGCTCCGCACATGGGTTAAATCCCATCACACGATAATCCTTACCGTCTGGCGCATCCTTTAGTCGTCCATAATTACGAGCAACATCAAGCCAGATAAAGCCTGGTTCTCCGTTTTCTGTAATTAAATCTACATAGTCTTCGTACTTTGTTCCTACTTCTGCTGAAATAGAATTATTAGACATCCAGGCCCAACCTGGATTCTCTGGATCAAATGAGTTACGCTCTGGGAACATCTCTGAGTTCTTTAGGTTCATAAATGTTTCATCCCCCGCATTACCCAAAGCAAGAGTTGCTGATCGTCTTACGTTACCTGATACCACGCAGGTACCAATTAAGTTTACAAGGTCTACGATAGCACGAGAATCTAGTGTTTCTCCGCCTCTGGAGCCTATTACACGGTCTATCTGGTCGTGCAACTTAATAAGGGGTGCAGGTCCTGATGCAACGCCTCCAAAGCCCTTAATAGGGGCTCCAAGAGGTCTGATCAAATCGTAGTTAAATTTCTGAATACTTTGGTTTGCTCTAAGGTAAGAGTTGATAAGAATTCTGACTGACTCTACCCATCCTTCACGAGTGTCTGGAATTTCAAACACCTCTTCTGGTTCTGTTGGGGTATAGATTGAGAAATTCTTATCCTGTCCCACTGTATCAAACCCTACACCAATGCCAAGCATCAATGCATCCATAACCCAAGCAAAAAGGGCTCCTGGATCATTCTTATCAAGGTCCTTCGTTGAAACCATTGCACAATTCTGTAGTGCTGCTGAGTTCTTCTTTTCCATAGTCATTGGAGTTCCAAATGCCCACATACCTCGACCTGGTGGAGTCCACTTCAATTCAAACATTCTTTGGAATGCTTCTTGTGCTGACTTCTGAGCCTTGTAGTCATTCCATGGCAAACGGTTTTCTTTAGCATGATTCTTTTGAACTGAATACATACCCTCGATTACACGACGACAAACTTCGTGCCACCTTTCCTTAGTTCCATCTTCCTTCATACGGGAATATGTTCGAATAAAAGTAATTTCTCCAAGTGAGTTTTCTGCTGCATCCTTAAACCCAAATGGGCTTTCTTGGCTCTTGTACTTTTCTACGAAGTCCTCTGGAAGTTTAAAACTAAAGAAATCTGACATAATATGTATCGTCCTTTCAAAAACGGATTAAGTGTTAAGTATAGCAGAGTTTTATAAAAAGTAAAACTCTACCTAAAGTATTAGTTGATAGTTGTTGTTTTTTATAAATAGTATTACTTAAAAACTTTTTTTTGCCAGAATTTTAGTCTATATCCATTCTGAAACATTGACCTAACAACTCTTCTTTGTAGATTGGTTTTTTCTGGATCAAACTCTTTGTCAATTTCCATTTCCCACTCATCACGCCTAAAAGGAAATACTTGTGCTAATGGAGTTCCTTGTTTAATTATGCCTTTAAAGTTTTTCTGTATAAAAAATGATAGATGACCATCGGACCAAAACTTATCAGTATCAATAATTGCTTCAACTGCTCTGAGTGGCGAAGGTGGTTGATGAATTGGTTGCATAAATAAAGTACTAAAGCCTTCTGGAGTGCTGACCATCCATGTTGGATGAATTCTTAATATCTGATTACAGTAAAGATTTTGATCTAATGGCAAATGAGAAACTTGTTCTGTTGAGTGATGAGCAATTAATTCTGCTTTAAATCTTTGCATTTCTGCTGGAAGTTGAACATCAAATCTTCCTTCTGTGGTATCAATATATATATCTACAGGAACCTTTAGCATATATCCCATAGACATGGAGTCAAAGAAAGCCTGACACTTTTTTACTGTAAGTCTAAAACTACCATTTTCTGGAATTTCTGGATTTGGGCCAGTAATACTTGGTTGATGTCTATACCAGTCTGGAACATTTTTAGTTCCTGGTTCTGGCAAAGGAAACACATCTACTAGATGAGGGTATGCCTGAAGAAACTTAATTTTATTAAATGGTATTTTTTTCATAATACAAGTATATCACTAATGGATAGTTCTTGCAAAATATTATACCTTGGAGTTGTGGACTACCATGTTACCAGCGATAATAGTATCGACAGGGAATGCATTAAACTTGAATACATTTCTTGTTTCTTCGATATATTCTACGCTTGTTACAGGTGTTGCTGTCATGCCAAATTCTTCTGCTTCAAAGATAAAGTCACTTGTCAATACCTTTTCTGCCTCAAGGAACATATGAGTATTGTCTCTCTTAATAAGAACCTTTTCTCCTTCAGTAAATCTCTTGCCCTTGTCACCGTTAAAGAATAGTGTTTTTTCTTTAACAGATGGCTCGATAGCGATAATTTCTGAGTTAACTCTTGAGACTTGTTCAAGAACTGCTGGGTAAATTGTTGATGCTGATGGATCAACTGATTCATCTAGCAATCCATCCCAACTGATAGACCAGATTTTTTCTCCAACAACAATGTCTTTTGCTGCCTTAAACTCTATTGAATTATCTTCACCAATAACTTGAATCAGTGTGTCTTCATCAATACAATATCTCAGTGGTACGAATGAGTAAGGTCCTGGTGTAAATGAAAATGTTGGTGTGAATGAATATGTTGGTGTAAAAGAATATGGTGTAAAAGAATAAGGTGTAAATGAATATGTTGGTGTAAATGAATACGGTACAAATGAATATGGCACGAATGAGTAAGGTACGAATGAATATACTGGTGTAAATGAATAGGGTACGAATGAATAAGGTGTAAATGAGAATGGTACAAATGAAAACGGTGTAAATGAGAATGTTGTTATTGATGCAGATGGAGAAGAAACTGCAGAGTTACCATTAGCATTTGTTGCATAAACTGTATATGTTTGGGCTGTTCCGCCTTCTTGTGATACTGAAACAGATGTTCCTGCTTGTGTTGCACCCTTTCCATCTGAAGATGCCCAAGTATAAGAAGTAATTGCAGAGCCACCATTTGCTGGTGCAGTCCAAGATACAGAGTCTGTTGTTGATCCCGCTACGTTAGCACCAGCAGAAGGTGTTGGGGATGATACTGACGGAGCAGCAGGCGCTGCAGGAACTGTTGTTACAGTCACAGAAGCAGAGGCAGCAGATACAGGAGATATGCCTGCAGCATTTGTTGCCCGAACTGTAAATGTTGGTGTTGCTTCTGATGCAATGCCAGTCACAATAATTGGAGAGGATGCTCCAGTTGCTGTCTGTCCTGTGCTTGCTGTTACTGTATAAGATGTGGCAGCAGGCGATAGTGCTGGTAAGGTAAATGCTACAGAAACTGCACCATTATTAAAAGCCCGTCCTGTTCCTACGTTTGTTCCAGTGACACCTGTTGGTGCTAATGGCTCCAAAAAGTCATTTGACGCTTGGGACTTCTTACCTATCTTTTTACCTGCTGCCATGTCTATCTCCTAATTTCTTATTGAATTTTGTATTACGCTGTCAAGTCGCCGTAGACAACCCAAGTATTTGCTGCTCTCTTAAAGAGAGTACAAGATGACCAAGTTGTACGAAGTTTCAAGCCAGGTGTTGCATTTACTGTGACTGTTCCTGATACTGGGGCAATTGTTACTTGTCCTTCTCCTGTTTGAAGAATGTCAATAGATGTTCCGATTGGGAAGTCTAGAGTTGCATCTGTTGGGATTGTCAAAGTCATTGCTGAAGAAGAACCCATCTCAATCAAATCATCTCTTTCAGTTAGTGCTGAAAGTGTATATGATGCTGTTTTCTGTGAAATTGGTGTTAAAGAGTCTACCTTTAATCCAAGGCTAGTTGTTACTGATGCTGCAAAGTTTGCATCATCTCCAAGTGCTGCTGCAAGTTCATCAAGTGTATTAAGTGCTGCTGGGGCACCTGTTAGAAGAGCATTTACTTGTGATGTTGCATCTGCAATTGCTTCTGCTTTTGCTGTTGCGATTGCTGAAGCCTGTGCTGTAGATACTGGCTTTGATGCATCTGCTGTGTTATCAACATTACCAAGTCCAAGTGAAGTCTTTGTAACTGCTGCTACATCTGCTGTAGTTGCAAGAAGGGATGTATCTGCAATTCCATGTACATTTGTTGTTATTGCATTCTGTGTAGATATCTTTGTATCTGCTGCTAGTCCTGCTGCAGTGATTGCTGCCGTTTCTGCTGCATCTGCTGCATCATCTGCATACGCTTTTGTTGCTAGAAGTGCTGTGTCAACAATTCCGTGAACATTTGTTGTATCATCATTATGTGTTGATACTAAATCACTTGCATATGACTGTGTTGCTAGAAGTGCTGTGTCTGCAATGCCATGTACATTTGTTGTGTCTGTATTATGAGTATCTAGCATTGTTGTGGTAACTAGAAGACTTGTATCTTGAATTCCGTGAACACTTGTCGTGTCTGCACTATGTGTGTCTACTGCGTTATCAGAATATTGCTTAGTAGCAAGAAGTGATGTATCTGCAATGCCGTGAACGCCAGTAGTGTCACCTGTGTGACCATCTAAAACTGTCTGTGTTACCAAAAGGCTTGTATCTGCAATACCATGCACATCTGTTGTGTCTGAATTATGTGTTGAAATGTTTGCTGTGGTTGCAAGTAGTGAAGTATCTACAATCCCATGAACATTTGTTGTGTCTAGATTGTGTGTGTTAATTGCTGTTGTTGTAAAAGTGTTTGATTCATCAACTGATGTATTAATTGACATTTCTATGGCTGTTCCAAAGTTAGCGTCGTCGCCAATGGCTGCTGCCAATTCGTTTAGAGTATTAAGTAGGTCTGGAGCACCGTCTACAAGGGCAGCAATCTCGGCTGCAGAAGCATAGTATGTCAGAGCAGACCATGTGTTCACTCCATCACCAATCTTAAACTTGTTTGTTCCGCTTTCGAATCCAATTTCTCCTGCTGCTAGAATTGGATTTGCATCGGTCCACTGCTGTGCAGTTCCTCTGCGCTGTTGCATTCTTGTTGCCATATTTTATTTCTCCTTATGGGTGCTGCCCATTTATCTCATTATAACATCAATTTTTAATTGAAATTATCTACTACACTACCGCCATCAAATACAACTGTCCAAACTGATGTGTCTGGGCCACCTGCATCTAAACCTACACCCAATGGGCTGTTGAATGATCCACCTTCATAGAACTGAGATACAATGAAACCAGTTCCATCAATTGCGGTATCGTGAATGTGCTGTGGTAAATTATTTGTATCATCAATAGTTGCTTGGGTGTACCAAGAACCACCGTAATAGAAATTAACTCTGTTTGTTACTGTGTCTAACCATTGCATACCATTTGTTGGTGAAGAGGGAGCAGTTGCGGAAACAACTATTCTTCCTGCAACAGAATCTACATACTCCTTAGTTGCTGCGTGAGTAGAAAGTGTTGGTTCTCCTACTGTTACTGCATCTCCGAATGTACCGCCGTTTGTTACAACTAGGCCATTCTTGACTTTGAAGTCTTTATTCTCTGTTGTCATTTATTGCTCCCTTTTCCCCACAATTTTTTATTACTTAAGAAGTGTTCCAGTTACCTTGATTGTTGAATCATTTACTGGATCTACTCTTACTTCTACATTTGCACCAGATACTCGTGCTGTAATGCTTCCTCTTGATCCATTAGTTCCAACAATTGCATATTCTGTGATTGCAATGTTGTCTGATGAGTCTAGAGTAAGAAGTATTTCAGAAACTTCGTTATCTGTTGCGTTGTCAATCTTAACCATTAACTTTGCTGAACGATAGTCAGCCTTTGGCCATGAATATGCAGTTACTACAACTGATCCAAGTGATGAAGAAGTTGCTGCAATCTGCTTAGCCTCAGAGTTTACATTTATTTCTGTAAATGCTGTTGTTCCATCAAGAACATCATTAAGCGCTGCTTGGGCTGTAGCCTCTGCTGCTGATTGGGCAGAAGATGCTGAACCTGCTGCATCGTATGATGCTGCGGTTGCTGATACTGCTGCTGCATTAAAGTCTGAGATATCTGCTGCATCAAGACCAGTTACAGAGATTGTTGCCCCTGTAATGTCAATGTTTGATCCTGCAGTTAGTGCATCCTAATTCTTGAAGTGTATCAAGAAGTGCTGGAGCAGAACCAACTAGGTCTGCGACTGCATCAGTTGCAAATTGCTGTGCTGCAGCCTGTGCTGATGCTGCAGAACCTGCAGGATCGTAGTTTGATGCAAGACCATCTGCGTATGTAACAGCATTATTGTATGCTGTTGTAGCAGAACCTGCTGCGTCATAGTTAACTGAAAGACCGCTAGCAAAAGTTTCTGCTGCTGTTTGAGCATTATTTGCCTTTGTTGTAGCATCTAATGCTGCTGCAGATACTGCGTCTGAATATGCTGTGTTCGCTGCGCCTGCTGGATCGTAGTTGATTGCAAGCCCGTCAGCGTAGTCTTCTGCTGCTTCTTGTGCTGACGCTGCTGCGCCATACATGTCGTATGCTGCTGCGGTTGCATCAAGTGCTCTTTGGTTTGTGAAGTAAAGGTTTGAGCCTTCCTCAATATCGTCTGTATCAAGAAGGTCTATCTGATCCCCAATTGTTCCACCCACAGCATCAATTGCTCGCTGGTTAGTGAAGTATAGGTTTGATCCTTCTTCAATATCTGATGTGCTTATGTTGTTTACTGCAGATGTTATAGCAGAGTTTCTGTCTGCTACTTCTTGAGTAACTGCTGCACTGATTGCTGTGTTACGGTTTGTAACTTCTGTATCTATAGCAGTTGAAATTGCAGAGTTTCTATCTGCTACTTCTTGTGTAATTTGTGCACTTGTATAAATTGCGGCATTTGACTCTGCAGTCTGTGCATATCCCAGTGCTGTAAATTCTGCTGCAGTCTGTGCAGCGTTAGCCTTTGAGGTTGCATCTGCTGAGGCTGTTGCTTCTGCTGCTGATTGTGCAGCGTTAGCCTTGCTGGTTGCATCTGCTGCTGCAGTTGTTTCTGCTGCAAGTTGGGCTGCGTTAGCCTTTGAGGTTGCATCTGCAGAGGCTGTTGCTTCTGCTGCTGACTGGGCTGCTGAAGCATATCCCTGTGCTGCTGTATCAAGATCAGAGATTTCTCCATCTACGTATGTTGTATCAGCCTTTGTTGCAACCAAGTTAGCAACATCTGTTGCATAGTTTGGATTGTCAGCAATTGCTGCTGCTAACTCGTTAAGAGTGTCAAGAAGTTCTGGTGCCTGACCTACAAGTGCAGCAACTTCTGCATCTGTGTAAGCATTAGCAGATGAAATTGCCTCAGACTTTGCTGTAGCAATATCTCCAGTTACTGTTGTGTATAGTGATGAGTTTGCATTTGATGCAGTTAACTCTGCTGCTGCCTGTGCAGCATTAGCCTTTGAAGTTGCGTCTGCTTCTGCTGCTGATTGTGCAGCGTTAGCCTTGCTGGTTGCATCTGCTGCTGCAGTTGTTTCTGCTGCAAGTTGGGCTGCGTTAGCCTTTGAGGTT